GCAAGATTCGAGGGTAAAATGGAGGCAATGAGCGAAAAAGGATTTAAATCTGAGCGTAAAGCGAAATCACTTGGTGAAGCTATTTCAATGGCATACGTTGCTAACATCGAAAAAATCAAAGAAACAGCTGAGAAAGGTGGAATGATGTCTTGAGACTAAAGCTCTTTATGACACTACAATTGATGGTGATTATTCAGGAAATATTGCTCTTTCAACATTGGAAGCTGGCGTTTCTAAAATAGCTCGCCCAGTTATCAAGATTCGTGATATCGTTAATATGGGAATCACAAACTCTAAGTTTGTAACTTATATTTCTCAAGCGGTTCAAACGTCTTCTGAGTGGGTTGATGAAGCTGGTATTAAGGTTTCAGGTCAACCATCTTATGAAGAAATTTCAGAAGAGGTTAAGAAAATCGCTGGAACTGTAAAGATTTCAAAAGAAATGCTTGCAGATTTATCTTTTGTTCAGTCTGAAATCAACACTGATTTGATGGCTTCAATCGACCAAGCAATCGAAAACGCTTTGTTAAACGGTGCAATGGGTGGAATAAACGGTATCTTAACAAATGCAGTTAACTTCTCAGCTGGTACATTTGCTGGAACAGTTCCAGCAGCTAACATTTCTGATGTTATTCGTGTTGCTATTGCACAAATCCAAAACGCTAACTTTGAGCCTACACACGTTGTGTTAAATCCTGAAGATGTAGCTGCAATGTTGTTTATCCAATGGAACAATTAGCAAAAGAGTTTAATAAACCTAAGTCATTAATTAAACTTGTAACTGATAATTTTTGGATTGCTTTTAAAAACGCTATTTACAATCCTATTGATTCGAAGGGTAAGATAATGATTCCGTTATTAGGAACATTTTACATAAAAAAGAATTCTGTAGATCGTGCTGTAGTAAGGGCACATGAAAAGAAATTCATTAAACCAGTTCTTGGAAAGTCTACTATAGATTTCTATGAAGAACTACAAACCGTTCTTAAGCAGAATGAAAGACAAGCAAGCAAAAAAGTTCTCGATCAATGATTTGGTAAGAGAATACAATGAAACTGATGAAAAGACTCCACTTGAAAAACAAACCAGTTTGGCAGTTGAATCAGTAAAGATTGATAATATTGATGACCAGTATTTGGCTTCATTAAAGACTTATAATGATACTATTGTTCGTAATCTTGATAATGATTATACTAAAGTGAAGCCGTTACATAATATTTTGGTTCGTGTGTTTGTTAAGGAGCCAGAGGTTACTAAGGAAGGTCTTATCAAACCATACAAACAGATTGTTCCGGTACCTACAAATAATGGTGTTGCCAACTGGGCTGAAGTTGAGTCTCCGTATCCATTTGATAATTTAGCAATTGTAGTTTCTGTTCCTGAAAATGTTACGAGTTTAAAAACAGGTGATACTATACAGTTGAGTAAGAATCCTGTAGATGCTAAAGTAATTGGTTCTGGAAAAGAGGCTTACTTAAACATTCCTAATACTTATGCTTTACCTGAGTATAAGTCATTAGAACCTACAAAAGATCCGCTTAACAAGCACTTTGGTTATTTACTTGTTCCATACTTTGAGATCAAGACTATCCTACAATGAGTAGTAAAAAGAAGAAAAAATCTAAAGTAGATTGTGATATGGAATATAGCACATCTGATGCTTTTAGAAACATGGAACATTGGCAACCAGAAGAAAAACCTAAAAAAGATGAGTCAGGAAAAAAAGCGCGTGAGGACTGATTTTACCACATCTACTGATTTATGTACTAATCCGGATCATGGTGGTTACATGGGTTTTCACAAAAGTAATTGCCCATATTGCACTCCACTTACAAATGATGATTATAATTATGATGAAACAACAGAATACACATCTTTTGAAAGCCCTTCTTTTGGACAAAATAAACTCGGTTAAAAGTAAATTACTTTTCCTGTTATTTATGTTAGGTACACATTTAGCAGTAGGACAAATAGAGAAAATTGAGTGGAATAAATCTACTTTACCTATACAAGAATCGTTTAGGTTATATAGTATAAAAGAAATAAACCTTAATGATAGTATATACTATATTAAAGAGTTACTGTTTAATGATGGAAAGAATCAGGTAAGATTTAAAAATGATTCTATTTATGCAGTTTTTAATTTTACTGAATGTTCTGCTACATATTGTAATCCAAGAATAATTGATATTATGGAAAGAGTTATTAATGACTCTTTTAGGTATACTAATGATAGGTATAATGATTTATCATTAAAGATACAATTCTATGAAAAGTACTTTGGTAAGTTAGAGATGGATGGTGAATGTGCAATATTTACACCAGTAGAAAAACCACCTAAGATGGTGGAATGCAAAATTAAAAAATAACTCATGAAAAGAGAAGTAAGACATTATATACCCCATATTGATGAATTTCATGTGGGGTTTGAATATGAGGTTGTTCAAAAAGTTGAAGAATATAATACTGATATGTTGACGACCTTTCCAATTAATACAGAAGAACAAGTTTTTAAATATATTTATCCAGATTCTTATTATGGATTTGATGCCGAAAAGTTAATTAAAAACTGTAATATAAGAGTTAAATTTCTTGATGCTGATGATATTATATCTTTAGGATTTCAATTTTCTGGAGAAACAAAAGATTATCAGTTATTCACGAAGTTAACTAATGTAGGTATTGGGCCAAATGTAATTGAATTAAGTTTGAATTACTATGGTGATTTTCCTGTAGTAACTATGTCAGATGATAAAGATCCCCTTGTTGATAGAATCATTTGCCTTAATAAATCTGAATTGAAATGGTTATTGACACGGTTCAAAATAGCGTAAACTTTGATAGAGTTGAACATGATTTTGGAAAGATAAAGAAAGGTGGTATTATTAGTACAAAATTTATTTATAATGATAGAAAACCAATTAGGTTTGTACGAGAATCATGTTTATGTCTTTCTCATAGAGAAACTAAGTTTTTAGATAGAACTGAAATAACTGTTTGGTGGGATACAAATAAATCAACCAGAAAAACATCTATTTATGAATCGTATAAGAGTCTTGTTCTTTTCTTTGATGATAATACATTTCAGTCTTTATTATTAATAGCAAAAATTTATGAGTAAATTTATTTTAAAACAAACTAAAACGGGTAAATATAGGTTTTCTTTAGTTGCTCCTAATGGACAAGTTATTGCAACAAGTCAAAATTATGCATCTAAATCTGGTGCTATTCATGGAATAGAATGTGTTCGGAAATATAGTTTTAATTCACCAATAGAAGATCAAACAGATGAATAATTTTATAAACATAAAAAAGAGTACTGATCCTACTATTAATTTTTGGGGTTTAAATCCACATTTGATATATATGAGACCGTATTCTATACTTTATAATATGGATGAATCTAAGAATAAAGAGGATTCATCTAAGACTATGTATTGTATAGTATGGATAATTGATCCGGATGAAGATACTAATAAGTATTATAGATTACCAGAAGAAGAAAGAATTGAGATTTGTAAAAATCTTCAACCTAATTTTCGTAAAAAGCATCTTTACCTGCTGGATGTTTACCAATATAAGAGCACACAAGATAATTACCATTATAACCATCTTTAATATACTTAGGATTAAGGAATCCAAAAAAGCATCCGAGGGACTCACCATCTTCAATATTTTCTGCCACATAGGGATCTAAAGTAAATAAATACATATCTTCAGGAATTTCACTCTTTATGAATTGAGGTTCCTCATAAATAACAGGACAACCTTCAATAGATTGCATTGCTCTGTTATAAGGAAATTCAAAGAAAGGTTCTTTTTCTGAATTATAATCTGCTCGTACCCCATATATCTGTTTAGTATCCCATATTAAATCAACTGGTCTTCCTATCTTTCTATAAAGACCATCTTTTAATAATTCTTTTTCTCTGTCAAGGGCTTCCATAATTGGAAAATAATGCCCTTTAGAACTTATCCACATATCCGAAGGAACAATAGGATAGTTCATTTTTTCATTACGAAGAGACTCTGGATCATTTGATTTGGCCGCTTCTTCTCTTCTTTCATAATAATGACTTAACGCCTTTTCTAAATCTGTATTGCCATTCTCATCTTTAAAAACAGTATTGGTAATATAAGCCGGGATAAATAATCCTATTTCTCCGGAGTCTTCCCAAATGTCTTCAAATGATAAGAAGTTATAGTCTTTTGGATTGCTAAATACTTTCTTAGACTGTTGTACCAAATCAATATTACCACTGGTACCAAGACCAATCTGAACACCAAATTGTACACCTTCGTCAGATACAGTAGCCACATTTGAAAACAATACATCAATAAAGTTCGGCATTAAACCAACTTCTTCATATACTGCTAATACATACCTACCACCCGCACCTGCTTGACTACCACCCTGCTTTTTATCAGAATAGTTTACATGCAACATACTGGTGTTAGTACCCTTACCTTCAATCCATCTACCATTCTTTTGAGCCTTATATTGATATCTAAAAGGATTCTTTTTATTACCACTATCCTTACTACCTATCCAGTCTCTATAAAAAGCATTTGGAGTGTAATCATCATCTTCAAATTTACCCCATACACCCAACTGTTCATCAGTACCAAAGGCATATAAACCATCAGTAATTTTACTAATTAAATCAGATGACTTATCTGTATCTCCAGAACCTATACAAACAGATATAGTTGGTGGGTTTGTCCATGTTTCCATATTAAACTGAACAAGACCATCAAATGTTAAGTGATGTGCTGTAATACCAGATACAGTATATGATTTACCACCACCGCGAGACCCAAATATCATAAGATTAGTTGCATTGTTATTATATAAAGGTCTACCTAAATCACCATCATGCAATTTCTTTAAGTAATCATATGGTTTTATATACTGCTTAAGTTTTCCATTAATATCAAACATATGTAACTCTGTTCCAGAAGGCATCTTATTCTTAGGATAGTTCTTTGCCCTAATATCACAAGTATATTTTTGGTCATTTAAAAAACCACTAAAACCTTTTGCTACTAAATAAGAATAGTGAATTATCCAATCTATATCCCTGACAACAGGTTTCATATAATACCTAACCTTTGTTTCTATGTTTGTAAAAAGAATCTTAAAAAAGTTACCATAAAAAAATAGTGTAGGTGGCATAAATCTCCAACCTACACCATCATATGCCCAATGCCCTTCTATACACTTTCGCGTATATTCTGTCCAGACTTGTGTATACTTGGGAGAGTCCGGATGTAGTTTTGGTATATCTACCAAAAAGGGTTTTCTATTGTGAATATAAATTAGATTCTCTTTAAGTTTGTTTAAGTCTGTAATCATAAGTTAATGTACACAATCTTCATCTCTTGGCCCTCTTGCTTCAATATCTTCTTCGTGATCTACAGGCCATACATCACTGTCATTAAAATTAACTTCTTCATCATTAGTATCAATAGGAGTATCAAAATCAATTTCACCACTTTCAGGTAGAATTATGTTTAATTTCGGATCTGCCATGTTTTTATTCTGGATTAATTCGCCCTCTTTCACGGGGTGTT